AGAGGAACCATTTGTTTACAAACGGCTTTCCATCGGTCTATGGCAATGTTAATGTGGACTACAATTTGGCAGACAGCAGCGCTAGCTTAAATTTTACGCCAGTAGTTTTTGCTAGCTGGGATTCTGCTCTTTGGGGTACGGCTGTTTGGGGCGACACTTTAGTGCCCAGCGCAGATTGGCAAGGGGTCACTGAAATTGGCTATTCGTTTGCGCCAATTCTTAAAACGGCAAGCCAGGGCGTACAAATTCAATGGGTAGCGGCTGATCTGGTGTTTACTGATGGCGGGACTTTGTGATTCGGTTAGACCATGAAGTAGGACATTGGGTAGCGGCAAGAAATTTTCAGATGTATTTTGAGGCCAACAGTCAGTCAATTGGCTTGGAAAAAGATGGAAAAATTGTTGCTGGTGTGATTTATGAGGATTGGAACGGCCAATCAATCATGTGCCACATAGCAATCATAGGCAACTTAACGCCAACATTTTTAGCCAAAATTTTTGACTACCCGTTTAGGCAGCTTGGAGCGCACAAAATCATTGCACCAGTGGCAAGCGTAAACAGTGAAAGTATTCGACTTGTGACTCACATGGGGTTCAAAGAAGAAGCTAAAATTAAGGACGCGCACCCGTCAGGGGACATTGTTGTTTTTACAATGACCAAAAATGAATGTCGTTTTTTAGGGGAAAAATATGGGAAAAAGCTCACCAACGCCACCAGCGCCACCTGATCCGGTAGCAACGGCGCAAGCGCAAGCGGCGGCTAACAAAGAGTCGGCAATGGCTACGACTCAGCTAGGCAATCCCAACATTGTCAACCCCTATGGCACATCAACCACGCAATACGGCGTAGATGCGTTCTTTGCGGCTAACCCTAGCGTTTTAGCTGAATACAAGGCAAATTCGGGCGGCATGACTCCGCTGGATTACGCAAAACAGTATTCGGCAGACCGGCCAGGCATGGCAAATTCTTACAGCGAATACCGGCCTTATGTGACGCAAGCGTTAAATCCAGAATCGCAAAAAATTCTTGATGCCCAACAGCAAACAAAACTGCAACTGGCAGACTTATCAAATTTGGGCGCAACAAACGCATCTAAGGTATTGAACACGCCTTTTGCGTTTGGTGGCCCAGCAGCTAACACAACAATTGCCAATGCTGGCGGTATTTCGCAAGGGCCAAGCGCGGGTAATTTTGTCGCGGGTAGTGGGCCAAATGCTGCCAATTTTATGGCTGGTGCAGGGCCAAGTGCCGCCAACTTTATGGCAAGCAGGGGGCTTGATACTTCCAATGTTGCGGCCATGCCAATCAATGCTGGCATGTCGGCGCAAAACGCAATCATGGCGCGGTTAGAGCCACAAATGGCACGGCAGCGAGTGAGCACAGAAACGCAACTGATTAACCAAGGCTTGCGCCCTGGCTCAGAGGCTTACAACAATGCGGCAACCCTGTTAGGTCAACAAGAGAACGATCAACGCACTCAGGCGGTCTTACAGGGTCTTGGCTTGGATATGAGCGCCAATGCACAAGGCTATGGTCAGGCGCTGACTTCAGGGCAGTTTGGCAACCAAGCACAAGCGCAAAACTTTGGGCAAGGCAACATTCAGCAGGGTATTTTTAACGCAGCGCAGGCTCAAAACTTTGGGCAAGGCACTACTGCACAGAATACGGCAAACCAAGCTGTTGGGCAAAACTACACGCAAAACTTTAACACCACAGCGCAAAACAATGCGGCACAACAACAGCAATTTGCACAAAACATGCAAAAGGCTGCATTTGAAAACCAAGCGCGGCAGCAAGCACTGGCAGAGGCTATCCAGCAGCGCCAGATGCCATTGAACGAAATCTCGGCATTGATGTCAGGCTCGCAAATAAATAACCCGCAATTTCAAGCGTACCAAGGCGCAAACATAGCAGCAGCGCCAATTGCACAAACAATGCAAAACGCTTATAACGCCCAACAAAATGCGTACAACCAAAACGTAGCCACGCAAAACGCAAACACGGCTGGTCTGTTTAGTCTTGGCTCGGCTGCAATTGGGCTGTCTGATCGCCGGTTGAAAACCAACATCAAGCGCATTGGCACTCACAAACTTGGGGTCGGCATTTACGAGTACGACATCATGGGCAAGCACGATGTTGGCGTGATGGCGCAAGAGGTTATCAATGTGCTGCCTGAAGCAATTCACATTCATCCAAGTGGCTACATGATGGTCGATTACGGGAGGTTAAATGCCTGACATCAATTTGTCTCCTTACACCTCCCAAATGGAGGCAATTCAGCGCCGACAAAAGATGGCTGAATTGTTGAGCCAGCAGGCTTTGCAACCAATCGACATGCCGCAAGTCGCTGGGGCGCGGGTAAGCCCGTATGCAGGGCTTGCCAAGATGCTGCAAGCCTACAGTGGGCGCAAGATGCGCGAAGGGGCGCAGGCTGAACAAAAGACTTTGGCTGACCAATACAGAACAGACACATCTGCTGACTTCAGTAGCTTGCTTAAAGGGTTGACTCCAACACCAGCAGTGCCAGAAGGCCCGTCAACATTTACGCCTAATGTGTCTGAAATGGACATGGCTCAAAATCCGCGCATGATGATGCAGCCAGAGCGTGATGAGATGGGCGGGATTATTGAAGCCGGTCAGCCTGGCGCGGGTTACTTTGGGGTAACGCCTGGCACACCAGCAATTCCTGCTAGCGGCGGCAAACTGACGGCAGAAGGCTTTGCGGCAATGAAAACCCCTGCTGGACAGCAGCAGTACATGGCGCAGCTACTGGCACAGAACAAGCCCAGAGAGCCAAAGTGGGAGCTTAAAGAAATTAAGACAGCGGACGGCGGCACAAAGACAATGTTACTGGACATGAACGCGCCCAATCCAATGAGCACGGCAACTGAGCAGGGAACGCAAAAACCAACTAAAAAACCAATTGTTGTTGGTAATGTATTGGTAGACCCTGACACATACCAGCCTGTTTACACAGGGCCAAAAGCACCCAGAACTGGTGATTTAGGTGTTTACGATGAATACGTTGCCCAACAAACAAAAGCAGGCAAAAAGCCGGTAAGCATTGACCAATTCTTGCTTAACCAAAAAATAGCTGGTCGCGCCCCTGCGCCTGTTCGTGAGCGTTTTGTTTATGATGCAGCTAGAGGCGGCAGGGTTAACTTAGACACTGGCGAATTGCTTCCAGTTACGCAAGGCGGTCAACCAATTGGCGGCAAAGAAAGGCCATTGTCTACAAGTGAAGTAGACAAAATTACAGCAATTGATGTTTCATCAGGAACGCAACAAAGATTGGCTGAAACTTTCCAAGACGCATACGGCGGCTATCCGCTTAAATCTGCTGGAGAAATTGCTAATGTCATGGGCGCAAAATTTGGCGGCCCTAATGAGGCGCAAGCGCAATGGTGGGCTTCACATGAAGCAAATGACAATGTGACCCGAAACCTGCTGTTTGGGGCTTCGTTGACGGCTGGCGAGCAAAAAGCATGGGAAAGAACAACCATTAATCCTGGCATGAGTCCATCAATGATTAGAGCAAGGATGGCTGAACGACAAGCCCTGATTGATGCCAAGCGCACCACAACTGTTGAAAATCTTGAAAAAGCTGGCTTTGGGGTTGAAGGCTTTAAAGGAAAACCAGACGCTTTTAAAACGCCATCAGAGTCGCCACCAGTTAACGCTTTAAAAGAAGGCCAAACAACAACTTTTGCCAATGGTCAATCGTGGACGCTTCGACAAGGCAAACCAGTACAGGTGAAATGATGGCAACAAACCCTTGGGATGTGGTTTCCGTTACCCCTGCTGCCCAATCAACTGGCAGCGGTTGGGATGTTGTGCAGCAAGCGCCCAAAAAGCCAATGGGTTACGGCGAGATGTTGGGGCAGGCTGTTGTCAACACACCGGCCAGTGCGGGGCGCATGGTTTCTGGGCTTTATGAGGCGGTTACAAGCCCCGTACAAACAGTTTCTGGCTTGATGGATGTTGCGGCAGGCGGCTTGCAAAATGTTTTGCCAAAGCCTGTTACAGACTTTATCAACCAATTTGAAACAAACCCAGAGGCGGCAAAGCGAGCAGTCAACACAGCCAATGCTATGGGTGGAATGTACAAAGAGCGTTACGGCACTCTTGAAGGCATTAAAAACACCATAGCCACCGACCCTGTTGGGGTTGCTGGTGATCTGTCTACATTGCTTGCGGGTGGTGCTGGTTTGGCGCGGGGCGCTGGCTCAATCGCTGGCCCTGGCAGGATTGGTTCTGCCATGTCTGGTGTGGCAGACAAGCTGTCAACTGCGTCCAATTTGACTAACCCGATCAATGCAATGGTGAAAGCGCCAGCCAAAGCATACGAGCTAGCTAGCGCACTAACCAAGCAGGGTTTGAGTCTCAAAACGGGTGTTGGTACAGAGCCTATTACGCAAGCTGTAAAAGCTGGTAGAGAAGGCAACGCCACATTTGTGGAGAACATGCGCGGCCAAGTGCCAATAACGCAAGTGTTAGACGATGCAAAAACAAACCTTGCCCAAATGAACTTGGACAAGCAAAAAGACTATCGTTCTGGCATGGTCAACATCAAGAGCGACAAATCCGTTCTTGATTTTGCTGGCATTGACAAAGCAATCAAAGACGCTGAAGGCTTGGCGTACTTTAAGGGAAAAATTAAAGACAAAACTGCCGCTAGTGTTTTGAATGACATCAAAGCCAAAGTTGGCGATTGGAAAAAATCTGATCCTGCTGAATTTCACACGCCTGAAGGCATGGACAATTTGAAGCAAAGTTTGTGGGAAGATTTTGGCAAGTTAGGCATGGAAGAAAAAACAGCTTACTCAGTAGGTAAGCAAGTCTATGATGCCGTAAAAAATCAGATCAGCACTCAAGCGCCTGAGTACTCTAAGGTAATGAAGAATTACACTGAAGCCACTGACCAAATCAAAGAAATTGAACGCGCTTTATCTTTGGGCAACAAGGCATCTGCTGATACGGCTATGCGTAAATTGCAATCGTTGATGCGAAACAATGTAAACACCAATTATGGGCAACGGCTTGAGCTTGCCAAACAATTGGAAGCAATGGGTGGCAACGAAATGATGCCAGCGCTTGCGGGGCAGGCAATGAACGAATTTACGCCTCGCGGTCTGCAAAGAGCTACGGCTGGCCCTGAAGCATTTTTGGCTTACAGCGCTGGTGGCCCTTTGTTGGCGGCTGCTGATCTTGCGGCATCATCTCCGCGCCTGGTTGGGGAAGCTGCGTACAAGTACGGGCAGATGGCAAATGCTTTAAACAAAGCAAAGCAACCTGTTACCGACATATTTAAGAAACTGCCGGTATCTGCACAAGAGGCAAGACTTGCGGCTTTGTTGGCGGCTCAATCAAACCAGCCAGCCCGTATTGAGTTAAACAACATGCTTCCTAACAGGCCATAAACGAAGGATACAAAATGAGTTACAACGGCTCGGGCACATTTAACATTAACTCAACGGGTCAGCCCGTTGTTGCTGGCACGATCATCAGTGCGGCCACCTTTAACGCACTGACGGCAGACTTAGCCACGGGTCTGACCACGGCGCTAACAAAGGACGGCCAAACCACTGCAACGGCTCGGATACCCTTTGCTCAGGGAATTAACTCAACGCTAGTCACAGACGCTTCTAGTACGTCTACAGGCTCAATCATTACAGCCGGTGGCGTAGGCATTGCCAAAAAACTTTATGTAGGCACAGACGCTAACATTGCTGGCACATTGGCGGTTACTGGTGTGGCGACTTATAGCGCACAGCCCATTTTCTCTAGCTTGACTGCTTCTAGCGCTGTGGCAACTGATGCTTCAAAAGGACTAGTCAGTGTAACGAATACCGGCACAGGCTCAAATGTTTTGGCAACAAGCCCCACATTAGTTACGCCAGCATTAGGAACGCCATCATCCGGAACTTTGTCTTCATGCACAGTTGATGGCACAGATGCTGTTGGCTTTAGAAATATCCCGCAAAACAGCCAGAGTGCGGCCTACACGTTAGTTCTTGCTGATGCTGGCAAACACATTTTTCATCCATCAACTGATGCAAATGCGCGGACGTTTACAATTCCTGACAATGGTTCTGTGGCCTACCCAATTGGCACAGCAATTACATTTATAAACATGACTGCGGCTGTTGTAACAATTGCAATCACTACAGATACCATGTATTTAAGCTCTGCTGGCACTACGGGATCACGCAGCCTTGCCCAATACGGATCGGCAACAGCAATCAAAATGACTTCAACAACTTGGTTAATTTCAGGAAGTGGGTTGACATGAGTGGCGCACTACAAGCTGTTTTTCAAAATCAAAGGTCATTTGTTCAGGCCTACATGGACGCTACAACGTCAGGGGCAAGTGTTGCCACTTCAGGTAATTACAAAATAGCTTCATTTAACGGGTCTGGTTCATTCACTGTTAACAGCTTAGGTGTTGATGGAACGGAGGGCGCGGTTGTTGATTATTTAGTTGTGGCCGGTGGCGGTGGCGGCGGTCATACTGGCGGTGCTGGTGGTGGCGCAGGCGGCATGAAATCTGGAACAGGTCAAGCTGTTACTGTTACCTCGTACACAATCACAGTCGGGGGAGGCGGTTCAGCGGGTAATCCCTCTCTGCCTGGTGGAATCTCTGGAAGTAGCTCGTCTTTTGCATCATTAGTTTCAACAACTGGCGGGGGTGGTGCTGGTGCTGCTGGTTCAACTGCGTTAAATGGCGGCTCTGGCGGCGGTGGCGCTAGCACTGGTACGACTACAGGAGGAACTGGCGTTTCAGGAGAAGGAAACGATGGCGGCACAGGCGGCAGTGTAGGCTATGGAAATAATGGTGGTGGTGGTGGCGGCAAGGGCGCGGTTGGTGGAAATTTTGCTGCATTTCGGGGCGGCAATGGCGGTAACGGCGCTACTTCATCAATAACAGGAACATCAACTTACTATGCTGGCGGCGGCGCAGGCGGCGGTGACAACGCAAGCACAGGAGGTTTAGGCGGCGGTGGCGATAAACTAACACCTGGCACAGCTAATACTGGTGGCGGCGGTGGTGGTAGAGGCGGGACAATTCCAGCCGGTAGCCCTGGCGCTGGTGGGTCGGGCATTGTAATCATAAAATGGAGATTCCAATAATGGCTAATTTTGCAGAATTGGACTCAAACAATGTTGTTTTAAGAGTTGTTGCTTTAGATAACTCTGTGATGAAAAATAGCCAAGACATTTATGTTGAACAACTTGGTATTGATTTTTTAAAAATGTTATTTGGCGCAGAAACAGTTTGGAAGCAAACAAGCTACAACACTAGGGCCGGAATTTATTACACGAACAACACTAATGAGCCTGCAACAGATCAATCGCAAGCATTTAGAAAAAATTACGCCGGAATTGGTTATGTTTACGATTTAACACGCGATGCTTTTGTTAGCCCAAAACCTGTGGTTTTACCGGATATGGAACAATATTTAACTTTTGATGAATTTTCTTGTTTGTGGAATTACAATCCTCCACAGTCAGAAGGTGCAATTGGGGTAACTCATGTCTAGTCCAATAACTGATTTAAAAGTTGTTAATAATGTGCTCGTAAAACTGCACAATTTTATTAATAAAGGCGATACCCATGAAGGCCATGCCCATGAATTTGACCACATAACTTTATTGGCGGCTGGTGCAGTAACTATGAAACATGATAACGGCGAGCAAGATTTTATTGCTCCGCATTTAATTGTTACGCCAAAAGGAATTAAACATCAATTTATTGCTTTAGAGCCAAATACTGTTTTTTGCTGCATTCATGCCATATCGGACACGCCATGAACGACATAACTCATCGTGAAATCTACGACAGGCTGGTGGCTGTTGAGGGCAAGGTCGATGCTTTGACTAAAAACACCAAAGATGTCACTGCTGCGTTTGTAGCGGCGCAAGGCGCTTTTAAAGTGCTTGAGACTCTCAGCAAGCTAGCCAAGCCTTTGCTGTGGTTGGGCGGTCTGTTTGTGGCTGCTATGGCTTTATGGGATAGCTTTAAGGGGCGGTGATGATTGATCCGCTAACGGCACTGGCGGGTATACAAGCAGCGGTTGCGCTAATTAAGAAGGTTAGCAAGACTGTCGATGACGTATCCAGTCTTGGCCCCGTACTTGGGAAGTATTGGGACGCCAAGGCGGTAGCGACAAAGGCCGCTGTACAGGCTAAAAAATCAAAATCATCCATGTCGGTTGCGTTGCAAATCGAGTTATTTTTGGATGAGGCGAAAAGGTTTGAAAATCAGCTTGAACTCATGTTCATGCAAAGCGGTCGTGTAGACGTCTGGAACAAGATCAAAGCTAGGGCGGCGGCAATGGATGTTGAAGCGGCCCACGATGCTAGGCGCGAAAAGGAACTTGCTTCAAGGCGCAAAAAAGAGATTGATGAAGTCATTGAGTTAGCCTTGCTGGGGTTGGTATTTACCGCCATGCTAGGGGTTATTACTTACTTTGTCTTTGGCATTTTTGAGCAGTGTGGGGGCAAGTGCTGATGGCAGGCGATGAGCGCCTAAACCTGGTTGACAAGGTGCTGGCGTATGTGTCCAGCCCCTTTAGACTGTTTGCAATGGTGCTAATGGCTGTCTTGACGTTTGCTGGCTACTTTGTCTACACAAACCAAGACTTGTTGATAGGTGCTTACAAGGAATCTAAAAAGATTCCCAGCATTGCAGAAGATCGTGTGGAGGACGCAGCGGCCCACTTGTTTAAGCAGTCTGGTGCGCTGGTCGTGGCGATCTTTAAAGTTAACAGCATGTTTGGGACTCGCATCTTGCATCGGGCTTATACCAAGAATGGCAGAGACAAAACAAATGATGGGCTGGATGTTGGCCTGTTTACTCAGAATGCGGCCAACAACGCTGATGTTGTAAAGTTGATGGCAAGTGAAATTCCATGCGGTGATTACAAGTCGGCGCAATCAGAGATGGGGCTGTGGTATATCGCCAAAGGTGTGGCCTACACATGCCGCATTAGCGTACCACCAGAGCCAGGGCGCTTTGTCGGACAGATCACAGTGGGCTGGGCAACAGAGCCAGCAGACCTTGAGCAAAGCAAAGCAATGCTGCAAATCGCAGCAACCATGTTATCTAGGAGTAAACAGTAATGGATTGGCTAAAACAAATCGCGCCCACAATTGCCACGGCAATGGGTGGCCCACTGGCAGGCATGGCTGTGTCTGCAATCTCCAAAGCTATTGGTGTTGACCCTGACAAGGTGGGCGACCTGATTTCCAACAACAAGCTGTCAGCAGAGCAAATTGCTCAAGTCAAGATTGCTGAGATTGAGTTGCAGAAACAAGCTCAGGAGCTTGGCCTAAATTTTGAAAAGCTAGAAGTTGAAGATCGCAAGTCTGCGCGAGAGATGCAGGCCACCACCCGTAGCCTAATGCCGCCAATTCTTGCTGCCACAGTTACAGTGGGCTTTTTTGGCATCATGGTGATGATGTTTATTGGCAAAGTAGACAGCGCTAACCCTGCAATTTTGATGATGCTGGGAAGCCTTGGCACAGCTTGGACGGGCATTATTGCCTACTATTTTGGTTCATCTGCTGGCTCACAAGCCAAGACCGATTTACTCTCTAAAGCAGGGCCAGTGAAATGACCGAACACTTTACCCTTGCGGAGCTTACCGCCACTAGCCACCGGCAGTTCGACAATACGCCTAATGAGGCAGAGACTGCCAATCTTCAGCGGCTGGCTGAGTTTTTAGAACAAGTAAAAACAGCGTTAGACGGCAAGCCAATTATGATTAACAGCGCTTTTCGGTCTAAGCAAGTAAACGACTCTGTGGGCAGCAAAGACACTAGCCAGCACCGGACGGGCTGCGCGGCTGACTTTAAAGTGCCTGGCATGACACCAGACGCTGTGGTCAGGGCAATCATTGCGGCTGGCCTGCCCTACGACCAGATTATCCGTGAGTTTGATGCCTGGACGCACATTAGCATCAGCGACAAACCACGCAAGCAAGCACTAATCATTGATCGGGCGGGGACTCGCCCTTTTTCATAAGTTTGCGGTACGCTGCAATAGCGTCTTTAAGGTCGCATTGAAGTTGTTCAATCCGGTCGTTCTGCTGGATCATCTTGTCGTTTGCTTGCTGCGCGAACTCCGCTAGGTTTTCTTGCGACCACGTTCTGAAGTTTGACATGTTCTTCCGTTGTAAATTTGTGCCCGTTGCCGCACTCGCGGCGGCGTAAAGTAAAGCCTGTTTTGTTTCTTGTGTCTTCCACAGTACTCCACGCGCCACAAGTCGGACATTTCAAGCGTTTTTCTCCTTGCTAGCTTGCTCAATGGCTCTGGCAAACGCAAACCACTGATAGTTTTGTTCGTGCTTTTGTAGGATTTTGCTTATTTCTTCGTCCCGTAGCTTAACCCAAGGCTTTTTGTAGTCTTGGATGTCATCATCATCATTGTTGTCTATTGGCCTCATGGTGTCACCATTCTCTTATAGTTGGCTGCAAGGGTGCTGTGCATGTGTGAATCGTGGTCAGGTCAGCAGTGCGCTTGCCGCAGCGTTGGCAGAAGTTGCGTTCCTCTGGCTGCGCCAAAGCATCTTTAATCGCCCATCGAACAAGCCTACGCTCATGTGCATTTGTTTCAATGTATTCAAGGCACATCTTTAGTGCTTCGTCTTTAGTCATAAGCTCCCCCTTGCCTCAATCCAATCGGGAAAAATCTTGCTCTGCGCTGGATAGTTTTTTTGCCATTCAGTCGCAGCCTTTTCATTTAAGAATTTCACGCCGTTTTCAAGGTCGGACATGACACAGGAGTGCCACTGATCGTAGATTGCATTACGCTCATCAGCGCGGACAAGGTCGGCAAAGCGTTCAAGGTCTTGAGGAGTCTTTAATGCCCATTCACTAAACCCAGCCTCACGCGCCATCTCAATGATTGTTTTCATATCAGCAAGCTCCAAACCCAAAGCCCTGTAAAGAACAGCAGCAAAACGACCACCATCAGCGCCACCAAAACAAAGCCAACTACAACACTGCCAACCATCTGCCACGCTTGCGGCACTGGCTCAATGTCCTCTGGTATCACCGGATACGGCTTGATCTTGCGGACTACTTCCGGCTCTAGCTCCGCATTGGTAAAGTGGCAAAAGTGTTCGCATTGCGGTGTGTGTTGGCAGATAGCGCCTGTATCACACACCCTGTTCATGCAGCCTCCGTGTAGGCTTTAAGACGCTTAATCCGGTTGCGGTTATAAACCACCAGCGCCTGCGCGTATTCAACGCCAGTTTCAGCCCGTAGCAGGGCAAATTCTGCCTCTTTAAGCTCCAATGCTACAGCTTGGGCAGGGGTAAGCACCTTAAAAACTTCTAGCAATTTAGGCCATTTCATAGTGTCCATTCCCTTTCTTGGCGATTGGAATTTGACTTAACTGTTTTGCCGGTCAGCCGGATAAGGCCAAGTTTCTGCATTTCGTTCAAGCGCCTTGCAATCTGGTTAGGGTCAAGCCTTGAGTAAAAGGAAATGCCATCTTTGCCAAGCGGCCCAATCGTGCTGAGTGCCTCCAAGATTTGAGCGTAGTGAGAGCTAACGTCTGTGATGGATGCCGCTGCCTGGTGGGATGTGGCGGGGTCACTGCTACGCGCCCGTCCAAACTCACCCGCTGGAATAATTTTCTTAAAAAAATCTTTGTAGTCCATGATGCACCTTAAAAAAAGAAGGGGACTTACGCGCCAGGCAACTGCGGGAAGCACAGCGCTGCCCCAAGAATTAACTCTTTATGACGGGTCTTGTGGCATGGCTGGCAAAGCCAAACAACATCCAAAGGCTTGTCGTAATCTTCATGATGAGCCAGAGATTTA